ATAGCACCTTTCTTAGCAGCAGATCTTGAATCTTTTTGTTGTTGAGCTGAATATCTCTGTCTTAAGATGTCAACGTCAATTACGATTGCTCTATCTGCAAAGTCAGCAATTCTCTTAGCACTTGAAAGTCCAGTAGCTCCGTAGCCCTTTCTCCTCTTATCAACACCAAGTGAATCCGCTTTATCAGTTTTAGTTAAGATTCTACCCTTTTCACTGCTAAATCTTCTGTAAACAGCACCCATAAAATCATTGTTACCGTTTAAGACTGCAATTAGTCCGGCCTGAATTCTACCATCATAGTTATCATCTGTATAAGGGCTCTGCTTATCGTTGTCTATTAAGAAGAACTTAACTTTAGTACCGCCTTTTTGTTTGTAAGCAGTCTGTGGGTCTACTTCTAATAGATCGTGATCTTCAACCTTGTCTAGTTTAACTTGAGTGTAGTTATAGAATTCTTGCGCAATACCTTTATTCCAACTAGACTTCTTCTTTGGAGTTAATAACTGTGCCAGTTTCATTGATTTAAAAGCCTCATTTAAAGATTCTGTCTCATTTAAGCTCTCAACAAAAGATGAGAAGCTCTCGTAAACAAATGATTCACCTTTAAAATCTTTGGCGTTCTCTTTGTCTTCTTTATCAACTGATTTTACTTTGTAAGTTTCACCATCAACTGTAAATTCATCTTTACCGTCAGCGATTGCCTTAGCTCTTGCTGCGCCAAATGCGTTACCTTCTTCAATATACTCTGATTCTTCTAATTTCTTAGCAGCTAGTTTAGGATCCTTTTTAGAAACATTATCTAAATAAGAACCATTTCCCCAGAATTTAACAACTAATTCAGTTTGAGTAGTTGAATGCATTCCTGGCTTATAAACTGCAATATCTCTTAATTTCTTATTAGAAGCAATAGTTTTCTTCATAAAGTCAAGAGCTTGTGCCTCAGTTCTAAACTTCTTCCCTGCACTTATACCATCACTATAAATCACCTCGTAGTTTTCATTAACAGATTCTTCTTCGTTAACTACAACTGCAGAAAGTGCCTTCTTACCAAACTTAGAAAGTGCAATACCTTCTTCTGATACGTTAAAGAATCTAGAGTTTCTCTTCATCCATTGTTTTGCATTTGCTGAATATTCACTTAAGATATTGTTAAACTCTTCTTCTGTAAGAGTACCATCGGCAATTGCTTCTATTACCTTATTTCTAATACGAGCTGCTTTACCAACTGTAATTGCTGGATGGTTTTCAGTGTACTTTCTTTTAAGAGTAATTTTAGACTCATTAACACTAGCGCCTTCTTCAATGTACTCGGCTAATTCTGGATCATCCCAGCCGTATTCACTATCGGCTAAAACTACTTCAAGGTCTTCTCTCTTACCTGTTAGTTCAACTTCAGGCCATCCTGAAGGGCCCCTCATAGTCAAGATCTCCATCTTAACGTTATTCTTCTTAAGTAATTTGGCTAGACCTTTTGATTTAGGGTCCATTGCGTCCATTGTTACATTTGCCATGTCTTTATCTTTTGTTTTATTATTTTCTTTTTTATATATTCTTCGTGAACTGGTCGAAAGTCATAATAGCAGATTCGTTGGTTGCCATAGAAGCTTCTAGTTTGCTCTTTAACTCGTCGTACATAGAATGTATCTCTTTCGGTGTAAGCTTCTTAAAAAGCTTCTCATCATCTTCTAGCATTGCATTTCTAACCTGCGTTGCTGAAATATTCTTACCGGTTCTTGGGATTTCAAAAAGACCAAAGTCATCTCTAACTCCTAATTCATCTCTGTATTTTTGATTGTTTACTTGAAATCCGTAGTTTTTCATCCTGTCAGTTCCTGTTCCCCAAAGTACTGGCTCATATCCATCTGCTCTAATTGCATTGAACATTTTATCAATTCCTGCAGAACCTTCAATTACATATACTTCCTTGATTGGGTAATTTGACTTTAATTTGTTTAGCATCTCAATTTGTAGATCTTCATCGTAAGGTCTCTTAAAAGCATCTTCTTTCTTTTTAGATTTTGCCTTTACTAGAACAATAACTACTGGAAATCCATTCTGCTTACTAATTGTCTCAATCACTTTAGCATGGCCAAGTGTAAATGGCTGAAAACGACCAACAAACATATTCACTGGTGTTTTTCCCTGTTCTGGATATTTTACAGTTAAAGCCTCTGTAATTGGGCTAACTTGTGTTTGTAAATTCTGTGTCTTTAGATATGTATTAAAGTTCATAACGTCGGCTTCGTTTGTTTCACCCATCACTAGAGATTCAATCTTAGTAACGATCTCATTGATCTGCTCCATTAAAGAAGCATTAATTAGTTCTGTCTCTTTTGTTCTCTTCTTTTTAAATGAACCTAGAGCAATCTTGTAGAGTTCTGCTAGGACATCTTTTTGAACTAGTGATAGTGTCTTTTCGTTTTTAATAAACGTAGTGTTGAGTGCAAATTCTTCACCATGTGCAAAGTCTGCTGAATCAAAGTTAGCACCAATATATTTTGTTGCGTGCTTTTCTACGTATGAGTTAAATAGGATTGAAATAAGTTCGATGTACCTCATGTCAGTATCATCTTCTGTGAGTTCAATGCTAGGAATATCGTATTGTGACATGTATTCTACTAAATCTAAAATTGAGATCTGGTACATATCGGATGGATTGCGGACTTCTCTTTCGGACTTGTCAAATCGTTCAAGCTTAAAGTTCTTGACTGATTTACCATCAAAGAAATTTAAGATTAAAGAGTCAATATCCTTATCTAGGTCTAGATTAAGACCTGTATAATTTAAGCCTTTGTTAAATATATTATAGATCTTTCTAGTAAAAGAAGTGTCTGTAAATTCTTTTTTAAACTCATTTTCACTCATTTCTAAAAGTTTAACTAGATCTTCTTTCTGGTAGTCTGACAATTTACCTTGGAAAATAACCTGAGGTCTCTGTACACTTATAATGTCTGCCCATTTATAAAGAATGCTAGGGTCTCTAATCACCTTCTTAATTTCAGTCGGATTATTAGAACTCATCACCTGGATATGAGTTAAGATTAAATGATTCTTTGGTAGAGTATCGTATTCAATGTCTATAGTCTTCTTATCAACCATATAATCAAAGCCAAACTTCCAATCGGTTGGCATCTGTTCAGAAACATCACCAGAGATTGATTTAAAGTACTTAATGGCATTTTCGTAGTACTTGACAATAGTTCTATCAACTTTATTCATCGCGTCCTTAGAACCGCTCTTATAATACTCAAATCCATCATTAGTTTTTTTAACGTGGAATGATGATGCTTGAATCTTCTCGGAAACAACACATGTGTTTTCAAGAAGTTTTAAAAAGTCGTTTCTATTTATCGACTCGAAATATGTTTTAAGATTCTGTAATGCCATCTGTCGTGTTTTATCTACCGTACTTAATAATACCCATCAGCTGATTAATAGCTGCAAAAGTACCTGTTAACTTCATTGTCTTGCCTTTATACCTAAATACTACACCTTCGGTTGGTATAATTGAACTAATACCTCCAATACGTTCTAGTCTTTCTAGTTCTGCTCCAACTTTTTCAATTGCCTTTTCATCACCGCTCTTCATGATCTTTTCAGACTCATCTTTAAGTTGTTTGTGCAATCTTTGCATCTCTGCGTCTGGATTAGCTGCTACAAAGTTAGAAGCATTCTTTAGGATAACAGAACCAAGTTCAAGAAATAAGTCCTCAAACGGTCTCATGTTCTCTTTTTGCTTCTTCTTAAGATCTTCTTTGTCGAATTTCTTAATTAGACCGGCTTTATCTTTACCCAGCTCTTTGTCAAGTGCTCTTAGATTAAGAGTCTTCTTGTCGTCATAAGCCCATCTTAATAATAAACCCTCCTTGTGATCTTGTGTTAGATCTGGGAAGTTCTGATCGATCTGTTCCCTCCACCACATCTCATGGTATCTTGAAACCTCATCGCCGTCTGTTAAGTTATATTGCTTCCTTAGATCTTCAACCTTCTTAATAAATCTACTCTTGTTCTGGTCAAAATTAACGTCTTTGCCAATCTTAATTACTTGTGGTGGAATAATAGTATACTTCTTACCTACATTTGCTTCAACCGTCTCTAATGCTTTAGCAATGTTAGTTGCTGCTTTAGGATTTTCACCAATGATATTACCTTCACCATCAGTCTCTTTAATACCATGGAATTGGATAAGGTCTCTATCATAATAGATAACGTTTGGGTTCTCAGAGTTAATCAACTCCATGTTCATCCAGTTCATACCGTTACCAAAGTCTTCAAGATCTTTGGCACTTAGTTTTGGTAGTGCTTTAGCCAACTCTTCGGCTGTCATCTGAAATGTATCTCTTACCATATCGGAAGCATGGTCTGCAAACTTGTTCTTAAATGCATCCAGATCCATCGGGAACTTTAATTCACCTTTGTTTCTTGCAAAGAAGACTTGACCATCTTTTACCGTAGCGAATACGTTTTGACCGTCAGTCTTTTCAGTTACCTCTTCTTCAAAGTTAAGCTCACCTCTTAGGCCGAATTCAATGATCTTCTTAAAGTCACCGAAAGTTAGATCTTTCTCGTCAAATGGATGTGACATGTGGCCTGCGGCCCCACCTTCAAGTACTAGTTGAGAGTCTCTCCATTCGTTAAGGTCTTGATTGGCCTTTTCTAAGATAAACTCTTGATATGATAGTAGTTGTTTCATTGTTTGGTTATTTTTTTATGCTAAAGAAGCCTGTAGAATACCTGCTGCTTTGCCGTAGTCACCATCAACTTTACCTAAGATACCGTCAACTACTTCTTTTGCTTTAGCTTCATCAAAGTCTTCACCAAATGCTTTTTGAAGTACCGTGAATGCATATTCTTGAAATTCTTCGTCAGATTTAATTTCAGCTTCGTTAACCTCAGTTGGTTTTACAGCTTCTAATCTCTGTGATAATTCATAAAGTTTTTCAGTTCTAGAAACTCTCTTCTCTTCACCTTCAAACTGTGCGTTGAACGAGTCAATTAGATCTTGAGCCATTTTAGTCTCGCCGATTTGGTCTAGATACATTGCAAAACCTTCTGTAATACCGATACCTGACCAGTCTCCTGCGTTTGCCAGATCTGTATAGTATTTGTCTACCATCAACTTAACAGTCTTAGCTGAGATTCTAATAGATTCATTATCCAAGCCTGCTATTTTAACTTCTAAAGGACTAATCTTACCTTTAATCATGTTCATTGAAGTTCCAGCTTCACGGCTAAAATTAGCATCTTCCATGGCGCTAAAGTAGAGTTCTTTTAAAAAGCCTAACATTGTTGCTTTATCTGCAACAAGAGCTGTTAATTTAGTATCGAATAGTCTAGTTAATCTTAAAGCCAATTTCTTAGCAGTTCTCTTACCACTAATTGCAACTGCTTCAGCAACTAGGGCTTCAAAAGCTGGCACTAAACCAGTTTCAGCATAAACATCTGCCATGTACCATTTCTTATCTGCTTCATCATATAGATAAACAAACTCAGCGCCACCATCATCATTAGCACTTCTAAGATAACTATTAATATCTGATTTTTTGCCAGTCAATGGTTTTTCACCATCACCATAGAACTTTATTTTATCTGGAGCATCTAGCCCTGAACTATCACCTTTAGCAATTACATCTTTAACTACGTTAGAGTTCTTGTAGTACTTCTTAATTAAAGGCAACATATTCTCTGGGTAAGAATCATAGTGTGTATAAACCGATTGGATATTACCTTTCTTATCAATAATACCGAATTGACCTCTTGTACCTTCTAATAATAGAGCTGATTCTGTTAAAGTACCCAATCTCTCGTTAAATTTAGGCTTGTCCTCTTCAGATAGTTCACTCATTGAAGCTACACCAAATTCGGCTAGTAAGTCCTTAAAGCTATTTGCCGAAGCTTCTCTTTTTGCATTCAACTCTTCCTCAAGTCGAATTTGATCTTTTTTTGCCTTTTGTTCAGCAAATTGTTCAAATGTTACTAATCGTTCCATTGTATATTTATTTTTTGTTATTACAGTATTATATATCACCGTCAAAAGTAACGTTTTTAATATCATACTTGAACTTCTGTTCCACATAGATCTTCTGTCTAGCCTTAGCATGTCGAATCAGATAATTATCCCAGTCTGGTAGACTAATATCATCTACAAAATCTATAATGTTAACTGAGTCTTTTGAAGAGTGTTGTCTAAGTCCTCGACCAATCGACTGGCGAATAATAACTTCAGACTTAAATGACTCTGTAAAGAATATATTATGAATCTTCTTGATCGAAATACCGGTTGAAAATGTACCATAAGATGCTACAATCACTACTTCTTCACCAGCTTCCATCTTCTTCTTATATTCTTCTCGAATATCTTTATCGGTACCACCGTCGACATAATAGACCTTCTTGTCACTTTCTTGGCGTAGTTTCTCATAAATACGTTGGCCGTGTTCAATACGGTGAAAAAGTACAAGAGAGTTGCGTGGTATTCTGGAAATAACATTACAAATAAAGTTGAGCCTGCCTGGTGAATTAATAACGTAATTTTGTTCAAATTTGAAAACATCTTTACTTTCGTATTTATTAAATGCCATCTCTCTAAAAGCTTCTTTCGTAGATTCAGCAGCATAATCCATCTTAATTACCTTTACATTACATTTAGCAATATGCCCTTCGTTCTGTAGGTAATTAGCAGTAACCTCTGTAATAACAGGGCCGGTATGTGACATTAAGGTTAATCGGTCTAATGAACCTGGTTTAGGAATTGTACCTGAAAGGCCGAATCTATAATCTGCGTTATTACACTTTGATAGGATCGTTTTAATGGACTGTGACTTAGCTTTATGCGTCTCATCAATGATTACCGCATCAAACTGATCGAAGTACTCAGCCTTCTTCTTAACAAGCGACTGGTATGTGCCGATTACAACATTACGACCAGCTCTAATCTTCTGGCCACTATAGATCTGTTGCACTTTAATACTAACTCTGTTCTTCCAATTATAGTCTAAGAAGTCTTCAGACGCTTGAACTACAAGTGATACATTTGGTACAATAAATAGAATCTTCTCGGCCTTCTGTTTCTCTAACATATAGGCCACAGTTAAGAATGAGATTAAGGTCTTACCTGCTGAAGTTGCCAGTTCTGCTAGACATCGTCTAAACTTTAAGATGTTAAATGATGCTTCCATCTGATAGTCTCTTGGTGAGATACCGTCTGGATGTCCATCAAAGAAGTCTAAAGCCCATTCTTCAAAAGCCTCTTGTTTAATGCTGCGATCAAATAGATCTGTAATACCGTTTAGTTTTAAGTCATAGTTATAGTCTTTAGCTATTAACATTACTTCACGCCAAAGACCTGACGGAATCCACTTGTCATCTTTAATATATGAGATATAGCCATCCCAAAGGCCTTTCTTTACTAACGGATTAAAGCGCCAGGATTCAATCCTCTTATTTAAGGATATGTTGAGTTGCTCGAGCTCCATTTCTGTAGCCGAGTCAATTCTCAATAGCTGCTTATTTTCTGTTAGTGTAAGTTCCAATTCTATTACAAGTCTTTTAAAGCTAGTCTATTTCTAATAGCAAAGCCCATATTATCTAGAGTTTTAACTGACTCTCTTAAAAATTCAATTTGGTTTTCTAGGTGCGAGAGAATCATATTTTCATCTCTGAGGTCAGTCTCAATAAAGCGTTCTTTCTGCTTCTCACCTAGTTTATAGTCGTATTCGTAGTACCTTATATAAGCCTCTCTGTATCGAGAAGCAATAGTTGACCTCTGCTCTTTTACTTTAACGTTAATATAGGCCATATTGTCTATCAAGATTTGTCTTGTAGATAATACTTCCGATATTACATCTTCTAGTTGATTAAGATTCTTTAAGCCCTTGGCTAAATCCTTAATCTTATTAGACCAGTTAGTACGTTGAGTGCTTAATTTTTTATCAAGCTCTAGTATTCTTTCTTTACTCATTTAATATGTCTTTAAAATAGAGAACCTTTATCTCTACTTGGTTTTATGTACTTAGCAGCCGTCTGTTTCTTCTTCATCTTTGGCTTACCGGCACTAAAATCCTTTGGAGTAAACTTAAGCTCAATTTGATCAAAATCAATTAAGAGCCTATGGCCTTTGAATCGGTCACGGTCTCTATAAAAATCGTCTAATTCTTCGTCAATCATTAATTCGTCTATATGTACCATAGATCTAATTGACTTGATGTGAAATAATAGTTTATCTTCTTATGTGCGTCATTTTTAAGCTCATAACATTTCAACATCAGATCATTTAGATCCTTTATATCATATGTATCTAGCTTAAAATCTTGTAGGAATTTCTGCCACATAAACACTGATCTGCCCTTCTTTAACTTCTCAATCATCTTCTTCTTACCTGTTTTATCATTATCAAACATATATCTGACAGTTGCCATCTCATCGAACTCTTCTGTTGTTCTGCCTGCAGTTGCAAGTGCAAGTGAGTTGCGCATAAACTTAGCATCAAGAGGGCCTTCGAATATAGTAACATCTCTTTGAAAGTTAAGTTGCATAATGCCGAATAGAGTTGATGCTTTATTGACACGTGCTAATTCTTCTTCAGTTAAACCATGCTCTTTCTGCATCTCTTCATAAAGTTTACCAATATCATAGGTCAAATAGCGTTGACCGTAGCCTTTCATTCTTCTACTTTGCACGCCAATAATATTACCATTAGTGCCAAAGTTTAAGATCCAAAGCTTAAATGTCTTATGTGAATAGAGGAACTCGTCTGCTCTGTTATGTAAGAGTCTTTCTTTTAGTTTAAACCATATCCAGTCACCGGGTTGGATCTCTTTTGCATGTGCAAACTTTTTAAAATCATCAATTGTAATTGCAATATTGTTTAGCTTTTTTAAGATGTCATGTTGTAAAGCATCTGACTGCTTTACCTTCATCTTATTGCTCTGAATATAATCAATTACATTAAATGAGTCTTGGCTTTGGCCTATTCTAATTTGAAAGTCCTTAGCCATTGTGTGGACATTTGTATGGTGTCCACAGTTGTAACAATGGTATTGTAAGGTGTCCCAGTATAAGTTGCCACGCTTCTTTGTGTCGTCTTCGTGAGAATCACCACAATAAGGACATGCCAGAACTATACGTCCTGGCATGTCTTTTAGCATTTGCTTATTAGGTGCAGAATGTTCTTGTACTGCTATTTCTTTAAGAGTACTTTTAATTCTGTCCTTTAACTCATCGGTAAGTTTAGATGTCGAGGTCATTCAAGAAAGAGTCTAAATCATCATCTGCATTTACGCTAGAAGTGCTGCTTGCGCTAGCTGCTTCTGCTCCAACTGATACAGGTTCTTCTTTCTTAGGCTCTGCCTTTGGTGCACTTTTCTTTGGTGCTGGGCTAGAGATTTCAGATATAGAATCACCTGGATTTAGATACATTCTAAGGACGTCGTTTACGAAAGCGCGAGTTGTTTCATCCCAAGCTTGGTAGTCATACGTAGCAAGTGAAGGTGCGTTTTCTAGCTCTCCTTTAATAGTAGCCATATTCTCTTTGTTACGCTCCGCTGGAGCATCTCCTACGATAATAGCTGATTGGCTAGAAGAGAATTTAGATTTGTCGTAGTTGTTGTATTCACCTTGACGTGTGATAATCAACTCAAAGTTCTTACCTTCAAATAGGTCGAATACTTGTGTTGGTTCACCAAAGTCTGGCTTTAATTCAGCGTCGATCTTCTCTTTGATTTTGTAACCGAACTTGAACACTTTATAAGTGCCATCTAAGTCTGGGTTTTGTGGATCTTTAATGATCTTAATCAACGCGTAGTACTGTTGACGTCGCTTTAATTTTTCTGAAGCTTTACGATCAACTGCAGAATCACTTTTACGTAATTTCCAGAATACGTCTGCAATAGGGCATTTCTCACCAATTGAACTTGGAGAATCTACCAATTTACCTTCACCAGATGAGTTAGTCAACCAGTGTACGTACTTTTGAATAAGAGAATTACGTGGATTCTCTGGATTAGGAACAAAGCGGATTAAGGCTTTGTAAGTTCCATCTTTACCGTCATCGGCGGATGGTTTGTAGACTTCATTTGCTGAAGTGTTTGCTGTGGGCTGATGCGTTTCTACGTCTTCTACGCCCAAATTGAAAATGTCAAAATTGTCGCTCATTTTACTTTAATTTACTGTTTAATTGTTTAATTGTTTAATTCCTTGAAATTACTTTCAAACCTTATAGTTGCAATTAGACTAATGTTTCAGACGTATTGAAATTTAAAGTATCTCCGTTTGAATCTTTCCACTTACCATCCTCAGTTTTTAGCAACTTTGCTTTGTGTAGTAGTTCTTCGCGATCATCATTTGAGATCAAACCGTGTAACACCATATTTTTTAGGATGTGATTGAGCTGAAAGTGTTCTGCAGTACATAAATTACCTGTAGTCATAGTATAATCTGATTACATGTATTATATATCTAGGCTATTATTTTGTTTCAGCTGAAAAAAGTTGAAGTTTTTTTGCGCAGTATTGGAACAAATCTCCAGGCCTTGCATATAAGTAATGTCTTTACGGGGAGAGATAAGGTTAGGTTAGAGCTGGAGCAGAGATCATGGCTGCAAGAAAGAAAGCGTCGACGAGGTCATCAACTGGTTTCGGGATCTTTTTCCCACAGTCCAACTCTTTAACTCTAGCGTAGAAAGGACTCTTAAGCAGAGACTTATCATCAATTGTGTTAGCGATAAAAGCATCAAACACTTGAGACTTATTCATATTACCTTTACCAGCAAATTTCTTAATTGTGGTCGGAGCGACTGTTAGTAAATCATCTGGCTTTAGCATCTTCAACATCTTCAATTTTAAGATTGCAGCGCCAGCCGCCATGTCAATCATATTGTTAGTGCCCATCTTTGAGCCATAAGAAGTTCCTTCAAATGCAATTGTAAATGAGTCTCCTGGATAGGAGTCTTGTAGAATAAGGTTAATTATTTCATCAGCCATTCTATCATAGCGCTTTACTTTTGCAAGTTCAGTGCCTGAATAGTTTTCGTCGTTTGTAAAATCTGGCTGAGTAACTATTGTTACATCTTTAAGTATACCTAATTCTTCCTGTAAAGCTTGTTCTGCTTTAGTTCCAGTTTTGGGTTTGATATAACTAATAAATTTATACTTCTTGCTCTTGTCATTATAAAGGCATATGCCCGGTGAATTCAGAGAGAAGTCAATTGCGATATAGTTCATTTAGATTCTTTTACCAAGACTAGCGCCTAAAGCAGCACCAACAAGTCTTGAAGTTAATAAGTCATAAAGTACACCCTTTTCAATACCCAATACCTTGGCAACCATTTTACCAACCGATTTACCAAGTGCATATCCGGTTATACCACCTAAGATAGAACCTAAAAAACCTTCATTAGTCATCTCTTCATTAAGTCTTTCAATGCTTAAACTTCCATCAACATCTGAATATTGCTCTATGAATTCATCAATAGCAGCATCAACTTTAGCCTCTAATTCTGGAGTCCATTCTTCTTGTAAGCCCTCTTTAATTAGTGCCATATCGGTTTCTGTTACATGTTCTTCAACTAAGTATTTGTTAAATGTCTTCATTTTATCTTTATTCTATTTCTAGTCTTAAGTTTAATTTATTGTAGAAGAATGTAACCTCAAATGTGCTAAATTCAGCTACATTGTCAGCCATACTTAAACTTAGTTCATTAATTGAGTTCATAATTACCCTCTCGAACTGCATATAAGCAACACTACTTCCTTCTGAATCTAAGATCCTCAACGTCAATGGTTGAATATAAGGGTCTTTTGTAGTCCTTGCATAATAGTATAACAAGGTGTCCATCATAATCCAGTAGTTTATATATCCATCTAACAACTGAAAGGTCACTGTAAACTGACGGTCTATTGTATTTTGAATTGGAATAGCACCTCGATGGTACCTTGTAGTTCCATCGTTGTCAGCCTGTGTCGTTGGATCAAAACTCACACCTGGAATGTTTAAGCCCTGTATTGAATAGTTAACAAAGTCAACTGGTTCTGCTAATAAGTTACCTGGAATCTTGTTTAGATATGCTTTGTACTTTTCAGCAACTTCTTCTGGTATAAACTTCCTAGGAAAACGAAAGTCAAATAAATTATTTCTACTGTTTAATATCATCTTAACCTCTTCTGTATCTTCCTGCTGTTAGCATAGTCTCTTCATTACCATTGTCCAGTGATATGTAGAATTGACCACTTCCACGACCATTAATAATCTTAGCGTTGCCTTCATCTATTTTAAATAAGACTTCACCATCGATCATCTCAATGTCTTTATGCGGATAGTGATTAAATTTAAGCGCTTTCTCACCATTGCCAATAGTCAACACTACATTTTCAACATTGTTTAAAGGCACATACTCTAGATCGCTGCCTCTCTTTTTAGCAAACTTAAATTTAATATAAGTTGTAAAAGGTGGTATTTTTACTATAGTTTGTCCGCTGTTAGTGTAGCTTACTTCTTCCACATCTTCAATCTCAATTTTACTTGGATCTGATAAGCTAGGTACCGCTTGTACCGGAGCTGAAGCTGTTACCACATTATGTCTTTCGATAAATGTAATCACCTGTTTCGTACTTCTTGGTAAAGCATTCGTCAACACGTCTTGAATAACTCTATTCGGAACTGTATTTGGTAGTACATTATAGATCTCAGACAACTTATTAGCTGAGCTAATTGTAACTTTCTGTAGAGTCTTACCGTATTTTGCAGCTTGAGACACTGTTAAACTTGCTCTCTTTACGATTTGAGTATTATCAGTCTGGTTATAAATCCTCATCGTTACGTCGATTGAGAAGTTAACCGCTGTGTTTGCGTTTTGAATAACCGGACGATAGACGATCGGAGTATCAAAATCTTCATATTGTGTAAAACCAGCAGTTGCTGTTCTAATATTAGAAACTCCAACTTGTTCAAAAACCTCAATATCAAAGAAGACCGTAATGTCATCTTGGCTAGTCTGAATTCTGTTTAAGATATAGCCTTCAAAATTAGAAGCTGAGTTGTCCTTTTCACCGTAGATCTTAAAGTAGTCTCCGTCATCAGCATCTTCAACCACAACCGTAAAGTCCTGGAATTCGTCCTCTCTTGAGATTGTAAACTTATTCTCTTCACCGGTGTAAATATAGTCAAAACCAGCTTCAGCCGAAAGAGTATCAATCAGCTTAAAATTAATACCGTAGTTAGAGGTTTGCGATACGTTAGATGAGAATTGAGTACCGTCACCATAGAATCGATCTAAGAACTCTTGGTTCTGTTGTACTAGAGTTGGTACTTTTACTTCAATAAACTTAGAGTACAAAGTCTCACCTAGAATAAAAGGTTTAGGATTCGCATACTCGTAGTTACTCTGATTCAAGTAGACTAACTGTGTTAGATAGTTCTTCACGCCAGAAGTTCTATCGGCAGTTACTTCAAACAAGAAGCCCTCATAGCCTCGAGCAGCAAAAGAATAGCCACTTCTTAAATGCAATCTAACTGTATCATACTTGATATAGTTGATAGCAAGAGTATTCGCCGCTTGGTTAGCAACCAGGTCGCCTGAGTTTGATCCTTGCCAATCAGTTGAGTTGTTTATGTAATTATACTTATCGTAGACTCCAGTTGAATCATAACCAATCAGAGCATACTTTGTCTTATCATCTGTATGTTGTACTGCATGAAAACGACCTAAAGTTTGATTGACATCATTGCCTGTATCTTCATCCGGGTTTGAAAAGAGCGGGTTAGCTCTACGGTCAACTGTAATTTTACCACCAACTCTATTTGGGTAAGTATAACTAGTTTGACCGTCTGTGTTCGGTACAAAAGTTAAAACTTCAGCTACAGCGTCATAGTTCTTTATACCTAACGTACCTTCAATATCAAAGTCAGCGGGTACAGCAAGTGCACTTACGTTGAACTTATAAGTCTTACCGTTCTGTAGTAATAGAGTTCTGGCTGCAAAGCTTTCAACTGCGATATATGCTCCATCATCAGTTACGTCAAAATTAACAACGTCACCTCCTAGTTCAGAGATTAAATGTCTTTGTGCAAATGGATTGCCTTGTTCTGTATCTAAGAACATAACTTCAGAGCCATTGTCGTCCACTTCAATCTCATACGCATTTGGATTTGATTGATCGTGATAGATGAACTCTAAAAGTACGTCGTCGTCTATTCTAAAATATCTTGATGATTGTGCCATATTAAAATCTTAACCATTTTGGAGACCAGAAGAGCCCTACGTTTAAGCTTGGCCCGTAACTAATCACTTGGTTGTTATTTAGGTTTATTCCATACCCAATACCGAAGCCTACAGACCAGCCAGCTTTCTTCTCATACTTCTGGTTCAACTTACTATTTATCAGGTTTATATTTTCAATGTCTGTTATTAAAAGGCCAGGATAGTCAGTTGTAATCTTAATCTCATCTTGACCATCTACATCTTCAATTGCAGCATATATGCTCATCTCTTGTTGGATTGAAAAGATAGCGTCCTTGTAAAGCAAATGTTCACCGCTTTTATAGACTAACATGCTACCGGTTAAATTCATAGTATTACCATTTCCAAAGTCATCAAAGCTATCGAATGTAACCTTATCGGTAATAGAGTCTATCCTTTCTACTGAGATAGCAGCTAGTAAACTATCTTTAATCTTAATATCTACTGAAAGAAGAGTGTTAACTTTATTTAAGTCCTTATTGATGCCTAATACATCTTTATATTTAGCTATTAAATTTTCTTGCTCTTCTCCCAAATTAACAATATCAAACTCATAGCTCTTAATTGTAGCAGCTTGTTTGCCGTTTTTAAGTTCTAAAAATCTAACAGTGTCTTGGGCTGCTTTATAATTATTAAAGTTTCTATCTGCAGTTTTTTCAACTTGATCAACCTCTCTTTTTAGACTAGAAATCTGATTGCATTGTTTTAAAAACAATAAGGCAACAAGAACTATTATTAAGAAATTCCTGAGCTGTGCATTCTGCCAAACAGCTTTTAATTTATCTAATATGTATGTTAA